TAGGAAAAATTCAGCTATCTTCCGCATGGCACGATGAAGAAACTCCGAAAATGCACAGGGAAGAATGCAAGATGCGGTTGCTGGCAGAGGGGGGCGATGAAATCTTTTCATTAACTCCTATCAACCCTTTGTGTTTCGATGAAAAAACAGAAATATTAACAGGCCGGGGGTGGAAAAAATATGATGCAATTTCTATGTCTGATAAAATATTAACCTATAATATAATATTAGACAAACTTGAATGGAAACAACTAGATGGGTTTCATCTTTATAAATATAAGGGAGAAATGATATCATTAAAACACAAGAGTTTTGATGCACTTGTTACTCCAGGCCACAAGTGGGTTATTGGAAACGATAGACATAAATTAAAATTATATTTAGAAAAAACCAGCAATTTAAATAGCAAACACTTTATAAAACGTATGACCCACAAGGTTAAGTATGGTTTTGATAATCCGTATTATACAGACCAATTTATAGCTTTGGTTGGATGGGTTGCTACAGATGGCTCTATAAATAAATCTCATGTTGTTTTATATCAATCTAAAACCGCAAACAAGAAAAAATGTGATGAAATAGATAGAATATTATCGGCTTTCCCTGGAGATGTTAATAAAATTGAGAGAGAATATGGGGATCGTATCATATGCGGGAAAGAATGGAATGGGATGGGCATTATTTGCGCCTGGGGGATTAGTGGGAATCTTAGATTGCAACTTTCTACAATTTTATCAGTCCCGAAAAGTATAAGCCAGGAATTTATTTGTTCTTTATCAGAAAGACAACTAAAAATTCTTTGGGATTCAATGCTTGATGGAGATGGACATAGATATAAAAACGGTTCGGTTTTTTTAGGACAAACCCACAATGAGAAAATAGTTGAGGATTTTGCTCTTGTTGGTACGCTTTTGGGCCACATTATAAGAACAAAAGCTGTTCAATATGGAAGAAAACCAGGATATGTTGCCCGGAGTCCTTCTGTGAATTCAAGAATGTATAGTGGGACCCATGTAAAAAGTTTAAAAAAAGAAATTGTTAATTATAATGGATTTATATGGTGTCCTTCTACCGAAAACCAAACGGTAATTATGAGACGAAATGGATGCATATCAATATCTGGTAATTCGTATACATTCAATGACGTTTGGCAACGGTCTGAATATATTAGAAGAACTCAAACTATTACCGATAAGTTTGGGCTTCCACAAGAAGAATATCCAGTGATTGGCACGGGAATTGCTTGTATGCAGATGGCGACAGACGATAACCCGACCTTAGACATAGATACGATAGAAAGGCTCTTTGAAGATATAACCGACCCTGACGATCTCGCTTTAAGGCGATACGGGGTATTCAGACAAGTAATGGGGCGGATAGTTAAAACCTATGACCCTATGATTTGTTATATTCCGAGAAGCAAGTGGTTTCCTGATGGGATGCCGTATAAGTGGACGTTTGGAAGGGGTATTGACTATCATCCATCAAGAACTCCGTGGTCAGTAGGTTGGGTTGCTTGCAGCCCCGAAGACGAATGGTTTTTGTGGCAAGAGTTTCATCCGGCAATAGATGGCTCTCATGCGTATAATACTTATGAAATAGCGCAATCAATTTTAAGAAAGTCGGGGGATTATTTATATATTGCAAATTTAATTGATCCTTTAGCTGTTGTAAAACAGGCTAATACGCTTTTTTCAACAGTTGATGACCTGAACCGGTATTTTGAGAAGATAAGAGAAGAAACAGGTCTTGGAACACCTTCTTATTGGGAGGGCTGGGATACGAAAGGAACAAAAGGCAGGGATGAAATAGGGAAGCGATTTAAGAATGCCGCAAGATGCGGAGTCCCGTTTAATAACCTAGTTAAAGAAAAGCTTGGAATAACGAGGCGATTACCGACTTTGTGGATATTAGATTCGTGCCCTAAGTTTAACAAATCACTTATAAACTGGTGTTATGGGGAACACATAGCGAGCGCAACAAAGACCGTGAACGACCCGAAACAAACACCACAGCAAAAGAACTCTCACGATAACATGGTGCTGGAATGTTTAGCAAAGGATTACAGACTTTTACAAGCATCTTTTATGGCGGCGCATCCACCGACACAGAATGTAAGACGGAATAGGAGTATTACGGGAAGATGATGAAAGACAATTATTGGTATTATTATAGAAATAAAGGTATTAGATATTTGCGATTGCTGAATCCACTTTTCTTATCTAAAAGATTTTCAAGATTTATACGATATACATATGATATAGAACGAGCAAGGGTGTTTAACGATGCCTTTCTGGGGGAAGAAGACGGGAGTATTTTTAATGGATCAAACCGCAGTTGGTAGAATAACCCAACTCGAAGCCATAAAATTTATAGAAAACGATGCATTTGATTTTTTAAAAACGCACAAGGGGTTTTTGTGTGAAGGTGATTATCCTTTTAGACCCCCGCAAATATTTAAAAATGGAATAATAGTATGGCCTCCCGCTGATATACATCCAGGTGCGGAGATAGGCTCAAATGTGACCATAGGACGCTATACAAACATCTGTGGCGGTATAAAGATAGGAAAGAATACCCGAATACAGGGTTTTTGCTTTATACCCGACTCTGTGGAAATAGGAGAGAATGTTTTTATTGGGCCGAATGTCGTATTTACAAATATAAAATATCCCCAGGTCAGGTCAGACCAGATGAAAGAACGGGATGGTTTGACAAAATTAGAATGGGGAGTTAGTATTGGTGCTGGGGCAGTTATTTGTCCAGGTGTTAAAATAGGAAAGAGGGCGCTGGTTGGAGCCGGTGCGGTTGTAACAAAAGACGTTAAACCGGATAGTGTAATGGTGGGATGCCCCGCTAAAGAATTGAAAAGATGAATAATCTTAAAAAATGTGCCAAGGCGATATTGATAGAAAAAGAACTTTTAGAATTACTTATTCCATCAATATTAGGGATAGATGGTGGTTGTAGTTATTGTATTCGTAATTTTTGCGCGGATGTTAATGAAGAATTAGAAAGACATAAAATAAAATTGTCTTATGTATATAGTGACTCTGTATCTTTCGATGATAGGGTAAAAGTTTTTGAGATAATAGATGATTGAAAATCTTTATTGTTCAGGACAGATGTACATGACAGAAGCCTATGCCGATGGTTGGTATAGATCGTTTACCGGATATCCTGAAATGGGAAAAGATGTAAAGGATATGCTTAAAGGATGGGCGAAGAAAGGTCAGTTTGCTAAAATCCTGATATTTTTTGTTGATAAGTGTAATTTCGATAATGATTACAGCGCTTTTCTAGTGCGTGAGATTTTGAGGGGGTATATATGAAAATTCAAATCAAGATAGAATTTGATACTAGCGAACCATTTAATCTTCCAATTGATACGAAAGTTTTAATGTTAAAAGATTTTCTTTTAAGGGTTGGCGGAAGTATAGAGACGGAGAAAGAAAGTGAGCGAGAAGAAAGCTAAAGAAGCTAGACGGGAAGCAAATACTCCTGTTATAGAGTATTTAATTACGGTTTATAAAGACAACCGTATTCAGATCAAGGGCGAGATTGATAATTTTCCGCTATTCAGAGATGTTATGAACCGGGCTGAACGAGCGGTTTTAAATAGATTACAGGCACGATTACAGGAAGCGCAGAATAATAAAATCATAGTTCCAAATATAGTGCCACCTAACAACGTTAGCCCAATATTACAATAGGATAAATTATGCCGGAAAATGATATTATAGTAAACACCTCGAATGTTTTATCAATGGTTGCGTTTGAAGCATCATTACGCATCCTTAGCGGGATGGCGGAATTAAATAATAAAATAGTGTATCTTATTTGCACCCCTTTTCATGCGGGATATGCAAGCGATGTAATTGACGAGTTTCGGTCTAATGAATCCAATATAGCGCTAATGCTAAGATATGTGGATTATTTATCGCCAGAAACATGGTTTATTACAGACGGGAATAAAGTGGTTTGGCATAATCCAATATAGGGGAAATATATAATGTCAGAAAATAAACCAGACTGGGAAGTTGAACTTTCCGCTCAAATTACAGACGAGTGGACAAAGGGAAAGACATACGTTAGCGATTTAAACGAGCTATACGATACTCTTTATGATATGCTCAGGGGTGAACGGCCTGAGAAAGATTACGATTGGGAATCTAACATTGTAATTAACAAGATGTTCCAAATGGTCTGGACGGCGGTTCCCTATGTTCTCCAAAAGATTTTTGGGGGGTCTCCTATTGTTGGTGTAACTTCTTACGATGCTAAGGGTGCATGGCAAAGAGAAGAAATACTAGAATTTTGGCATACATTTCAGGGCGGGCCAAACTCATCTCATGTCCCGTATTATTTGGTAATTTTAATGATGACACTCCGTGGGTTATTAAACGGCGTATCGTTTATGAAGAAAACCTGGCACCAGAAATTAAAAACAAAATCACAGGAAATTCAAGAAGTTGTTCCATTTGAACTCGATGCTGAGGGTAATGAGATTCGTACTGAACCACACACAAGAACGGTAAGATTTACACTTCCTGTCGAGGACTGGCCTGAAAATCAGGTTATAAATAACAAAGACATTGTAACTGATTGGTTGCTTCAGCCCGGACAGAACGTAAGGCAGGGTAGGTTTGTTATACACCGCTCAATGCTGGACTTAGATGCTTTACATAAGTCAAAAATAAACTATATGAATTTAGACCTAATAAACCCCGGATTATCTTCCGTGGGCTCCGAATTAAACCAAGATCATGCACAGGGAAAAGACAAAGACGGACAAGGAACGCCACCCGAATCGGATACCTATACAGATGTTGAGGTTTATGAAAGGGTTGGGTTACAACCTGTTTACAAGGCAAAAAAGAATGGCCAACGGATACCGTGCTTCGATAAAGACGAAATGTATACCGACAAGGTTGAATTTAAGCACATGGTAGCGACCATAGTTAAACAAGGGGGTTCTGGCGAAGAAAACGATATTGTAATCTATTTTGATAAAAATAACTATGAAGAAATAAACTATATTGATATGCACATATTTCTTGATCCCGAAAAGTGGGAATCAACAGGCATGGCAGAGCCGATAAAAGATACCTGTGTGGCTATCAACGACACTATAAACGCTGCATTTGATGAGATGTGGCAAAATATGTTCCCGCCTGTTATCGTAGATAAATATAGGCTATGGGATTGGGATACGATGCAACACGCTCCAGGGCAAAAATGGCTTGTGGGCGGAGACCCAAACAGTGCTATTAAGTTTAAGGATGCGGCAAGCATTAGCCGAGATGTATGGCAGAAATATAGCCTGCTTGACAACGAAATCCAGCTAATGAGTCAGGCAAACGCTATGAGGGGTATGGCTAAAGAAAAGGGCGTAACCACAAATGTAATGAACGCCCAAATGTCCGCAGCCAAATTAGACCACATAATTAAAATGATCGAAGTAACGACACTTGTTCCGTCTGCCCAAATGGATGTGAGGTTTGCCAAAAAGTTTGCCCATAAACTAACGCTACAAACGATTTTGAAGCAACCGTTCAGATATTCGGACTGGGAAGAAATATATAATTACGTTCCCGTTGCCTCGTCTGTTAAACTGGAACAACAGAAAGAGACGGAAATCCAGCAGGATATTATGTTAATCCAAATGCTACAGAACATTCAAAATCCGAAAATGCCGAAAATAGTTAATTATTTCTTGGGCAATATTTTAAGAAATCGGAACGCACCACAAATGGCCGATATGTTGGACGAGGATTTCTATGAACCAAGCTCTCCCAGCGGGAATATGCAGATGTTGGGCAAAATGATGGGGAACAAGCCATCTAATCAACAGGGACTTCCTATGAGCCAGCAGGAAAAGGGTGTAAGGCAATTAGCGGTTGACAGGGGTATGAACAAATAATATGGGAAAAGTTATTAGATTTATCGATGGATTTTTATTGCCAGACCATGAATGGAAGAAAAAATATTGTCCTAATCTTTATAGTTATTTGTTTAGTTCGCCCGAAAAGCAACGGGAGATGCTCAAAAATTATGATCCAGATAAAGTATTTGAAGAGGGAGTAAGGGCTGGAGTTTGTGGGGCAATTAAAATAAATAGCCGAGAATAAGCGCTTGGCAGGAAGATGAATAGATAATGGGAAAGTTTATTAAGGAGTATAAGTTTGATTGGTATAATAGGTTTAACATTAAGCTTGTTGAATCGAAAGGAAGTTCTGAATTTTATAATAACAAAGAATATCAAAGCCCAGAACACGCTTGTTGGGCAGAAGTTTTTACTGAAGAATCACGCGAATTTGTTTTAGATAAGGTTATTCCAGAAACATTAGAATTGTATGAAAAGTTTTGTTTTTTAAACAATGGTGAGTGTCCCGAATATTTAACGAAGATGCTGTTTGATGGAGTAATAAATGATTTTGACACTCATGCCCTCCGCACCTTATTAAGAGAAAGAGATACGGAAGCCACGATATATGCTAAAATAATAAAAAAAATGGAAGAAATGCGGGGTAAACACAGCGCATTGTTTCAAAGACGTATTCCCTGGGAGCTTTCACTCGATCTTGAAACTAAGAAATTATATATTTATGGGCGATTTAATGTGGTTATAATTTAATGGAACCTGATTTAAAAGAAACCGATTTAGGGCCGATTGCGTGGAAGATTCTTTTTAATGAAGACCCCGAAACGATCCCAGACCCGAACAAGCCTGAAAACGTTCCGCACATAGAGGCGGTAAGAAAGGAAAAGATTCAGAAGTTTAAGAGGTTTGCGATGGGGCCAGGGAAACCCTTATTTGAGCAGTGGCAGAATGAAATTAGAGTTGGTATGTTTAACCTACTTATTTATCCAGATTGTTCAAAATGTAATTGTGTAATATCAAATATGCTTGACAAACTACAATATTTACTTAAACTTATTACAAAGGCGCAACAGGTTGTAAATGACAAGGCAGATTGAAAAAGTGCTTATTTTAATAAAAGACTGGATTTCTAAGAAAAAGGTTGGTAGTATATCAATTAATTTCTTTAAAGGTGGCGTAAGTAGTGTAAAGCTCGAAGAAACCATTAAACTACCAAAAGAAAATCAAGATTAGGATGGATGTACAAGAACTAAAGGTTATTTGTGATACGGTTGTTGAGCTTACAAAGCTTCGTCAAAACGAGTGTAAACATTTATGTATTGAAAATTTTGCACCTGAATGTTTAAGGAAATTGTTGGTAATTATTAAATTATCCAAGCAAGATTGAAAAGGATAAAATAATGGACAAAAAAGAAAATGTAAAACCAAAAGAAAAAATTGAAATAATTGTTCAGACAGAAAAACGTTTGTTTGCTATTAATAATATGTTGCCATTAAATATTTGGCAAAAGCATTACAGATAGGAACACAGGGAAATATTAAAAATTGTTATTTTAATGATATTGTGGATGGTACGGCGCTTAGCGTAGATATCCAAGAAAAAGTAACGGAAACCAAAATAAAAGAGACAACCAAATTGCCCAAACAAGATTGAGAGG